CCTATCGTGACTAAAGCTGCTGACACCTTGGACTTGCTGTTGGTTACTGAAACCACCACGCTAAGTGCCGGTAAGATCCGCGTCTTCGCTGTTCTTTGTGACATTGTAGACCGTAGAGAAAACTTGGGTCTGTCAGTTGACCGCGATCAGCTTGCTTGATGTAAGTTAGTAACAGGGGCAACATCAGCAATGGTGTTGCCCCTTTATTTTTGTAGGGTGTTATGGCTACCTATCTTTCTTTAACTAATGAATTACTTCGTAGACATAACGAAGTGACAATGGATAGTACAGACTTCCCCAATGCTAGAAACATTCAAGCATTGGCTAAAGACGCTATCAATTCAGCCATTAGAGAAATTCTTCATTCTGCTCAAGAATGGCCTTTTACTCTTGTAACATACACACAAACACTAACTGTTGGGGTAGGTACTTATTCTTTCCCAACAGCAACTTCTAGCGTAGATTGGGATAGCTTCTATTTAAAGAAGTCTTCTACATATAACAACAGTCCCGGTAAACTCAAACTTACTACGTTTGATTATTACACAGAAAATCTTAGACCTATTGATGACAATGCTGGCACTGGTGGCTATGCTCCTCCAGTTTATGTCTATCAAACACAAGAAAGCAAATTTGGTGTAAGTCCTCTTCCTTTAAATCCATATGAAGTGGAATATAAATATTGGTCATTTCCTGATGACTTAGTGCTTTATACAGATGTTTGTATAATTCCAGACAGATTTAAAAATGTTATTATTGATGGTGCAATGGCATACATGATGTTGTTTAGATCTAATGAACAAAGTGCTAATATTCATACTGAAAAGTTTGATCAAGGAATTAGATCTATGAGAAGACTTCTTCTTGATGAGCCAATTAGTGTTCAATCTACTGCTATTACAAGATCGTATGTCTCTCTTAGGGTGATGTAGTGGCTGATAGGATTAATGGGTTTAAAGTTAACTGCGTTGGTGGTCTAGACACTAACAGAGATGTTCTTGCTCAGCCAGAAGCTTCTCCCGGCAGTGCTACACAACTAATTAATTATGAACCATCTACAACTGGTGGATATAGACGTATTAGTGGGTATACCAATAGCTACGGAACTGTAACAGGAACTGGTAAAGTATTGGGTGTTGCAGTTGTTGAAGGATTAAATGACGCAGTATTTGCTTGCCGCGCTCCTTCAGCAGGTACAAATTATTTTTATAAATGGGTAAACTCTAGTAGTACATGGTCTGCAATTACTACTCCCGGTACAGTGACAATGACGGGTGTAAAGAAAGTGAGGTTTATTAAGTATAATTTTGTAGGTGCAAGAGTATTATTGGTAGACGGTATTAATCCTGCTGCTGTTTATGACGGTACAACGTACACACAAATTACACATGCTAACGCACCGAATTCTCCTAAATATGGGGCAGCATTTAAAAACCACATGTTCTTAGGTGGTGATCCTACAGATCCTCAAAATCTTTATTTTTCTGCTCCTTTAGCTGAAACAGACTTTAGCCCTGCAAATGGTGCTGGTGTTATTAATGTTGGGTTTGATATTGTACAGCTTAAACAATTTAGAGATGATTTATTTGTCTTTGGTAAAAACGCAATTAAAAGAGTAACAGGTACAAGCACTACTAATTTTGCTCTTGTTGAAGTTACGTCTAATTTAGGTTGTGTAGTTCCAGATAGTGTTATTGAACTTTCTGGTAATCTTATATTTTTAGGACCAGACGGTTTTAGACCAGTTGGTGCTACGGCAAATACTACAGTTGGTGATTCTGAAATTGAAACAATTTCAAAAAGAATTCAATTTACTGTAGCTGCGATTTTACAAGAACTTGTAGCAGGTTCAATTGATGTTGAAACTCTTTCTTCTGTTGTAATTAGAAAAAAGTCACAATTTAGATTTTTTATTCCAGATGAAGGTACATTTGGAGTATTAGGTGGTTTAAGACAAACAGATCAAGGAATTGGCTTTGAATATAGCTTACTTTTTGGTATACCAGCAACTTGTTCAGATAGTGGGTACGTTGGTGTAAATGAACTTGTAATACATGGGGACGTTTCTGGTAAAGTATATTTACAAGAAAGCGGGACTAGTTTTAATGGAGATGTTATATTAAGTGTATACCAAACTCCATATTATTATTTTGAAGACCCAACAATAAGAAAGAATTTTTATAGTATCTCCACTTTCTTAAGAAGTGAAGGATCTACAAATATTGTATTTTCTGTTTCTTATGATTTTGATGCAGTAGATCGTTACGACGTTTGGAATCCTGCTAACTTTGCAATTACTACTAGCGGAGCAGCAGCATATTATAACGAAGCAGTTTATAATGCAGCAGCAATTTTTGACGGTAATCCATCACCAGTTAGAAAAACAAATATGAATGGTAGTGGGTTTTCAATAGCAGTTAAATATGTTACAAATGACACAAATGCAAGCCACACTATTCAAGGATTTGTCTTGAATTATTCAATGAACGATAGGCGATAAGGAGAGTATTTTGGCTGGATATGTTAGACAATCATCAGCAGATATAGTACCTACGGCTATCATTCGTGCTGCCCCTGTTAACAATGAGTATAATGCTCTTAGAGATGCATTTGCTCAAGCAAGTGGGCATAGGCATGATGGCACTGCTGCTGAAGGAGCTTATGTTCCTTTAATTTCAGATAGTAATGCCCATAACAAAATTGTAGTAGATGGTGCAAATAATAGACTTGGTTTCTTTGTTAGTGTGTCTAGTGCTGCTGCTGAACAAGTTAGACTTGCTCAAAATGTTTTAAACCCACTTGCTGACAATGTTTTTAGTTTAGGAACTAGCCCTCTTAAATTTAAAGACCTTTTTCTTGCTGGAACAGCAACAATAGCAAACCTTGTTGCAGCAGCAGCAACAATTAATAGTGGCACAATTAATAACACCACTATTGGAGCCACTACTCCTTCCACTGGTGTATTTACTAATTTAACAGTAAACACTGCTGCCACTATTGCTTCAGCAGCAATCAGTGCTGGAACAATTAACAACACTGTCATTGGCGGTACTACAGCATCAGCAATTACCGGCACTACAATTACAGCTAACACTGGTTTTGTTGGTAATTTAACTGGTAATGTCACTGGAAATCTTACTGGCAATGTAACCGGCAATGTAACTGGTAATGTAACCGGCAATCTGACAGGAAACGTAACAGCTTCTAGCGGAACTTCTACATTTACTAACGTCACCATTAATGGTTCGTTGGATATGAATAGTGGTAGTGCTGGAACAATAACCGGACTTTCTGCTCCTTCTAATGCAACAGACGCAGCTACTAAAAGCTATGTTGATACTTCTATTAGCAATCTTGTTGCTTCTGCTCCCGGTGCATTAGACACTCTTAATGAACTTGCTGCTGCTTTGGGCAATGATGCAAGTTTTTCCACAACAGTTACCAACTCCATTGCAACTAAACTAGCACTTGCTGGTGGCACTATGACTGGTGCAATTGCAATGGGAAACAATAAAATTACTGGATTGGACACCCCAACAGCAAGTGCAGACGCTGCTACAAAGGGATATGTAGACACTGCTGATGCATTAAAACTTAATCTTTCTGGTGGAACAATGTCCGGCGCTATTGCAATGGGCACTAATAAAATCACCGGAATGGGTGACCCAACAAACGCTCAAGATGCAACTACTAAAACGTATGTCGATGGTATTTTGGGAAGTGCTACTGCTGCGGCTACTTCGGCAGCGGCTGCTGCTACTTCTGCCAGCAATGCGTCTACGTCGGCTTCCAATGCGTCTACATCGGCTACCAATGCTGCATCAAGTGCTACTGCTGCTGCTGCTTCTTACGATAGCTTTGATGATCGCTATTTGGGACCTAAAGCATCTGACCCAACGCTGGATAATGATGGTAATGCACTTCTTACAGGTGCTTTGTATTTTAATACAACATCTAATGAAATGCGTGTTTATACGGGATCAGCGTGGCTGACCTCCTATCTCCCTTCAACTGGTTATTTGGCACTGTCTGGGGGCACTATGACTGGTGTTATCGCAATGGGGACAAACAAAATTACCGGCTTAGGAACCCCAACAACAACTGGAGATGCTACTACTAAAGATTATGTTGATAATGCATTAGCATTAAAACTTAATCTTTCTGGTGGAACAATGTCCGGCGCTATTGCTATGGGGACAAACAAAATAACTGGTTTGGGTGATCCAACAGCAGACCAAGATGCGGCTACCAAGTTTTATGTAGACACTATTTCTGCTGGTATTAACTTTCACGCTGCTGTTGTTTATGCAACTACCACTGCTCTTCCAACAGTTACTTATTCCAATGGTACTGGTGGTGTAAATGCAACTCTAATCGCGACAGGTAATGGTGCGTTGTCTATTGATGGCTTTACACCTGCTCAATATGCCCGTGTACTAATTAAAGACCAAGCAAACGCCGCTCATAACGGTGTGTACACTGTTGAAGTTGTTGGTAATGGTAGTACACCTTTCCAACTTAAAAGAGCTACTGACCAAGATACGGCAGGTAGTGGTGTTAATGAAGTTAACGCTGGTGACTTCTTCCTTGTTATTGGTGGTACTACTAACGCTAATACGTCTTGGGTTCAACAAACTCCGCTACCTATTACAATGGGTAGTACAAATCTTGTGTATATTGAATTTGCTGCGTTTGCTGCAACAACTCCGGGTGGTAGTAATACGCATGTTCAATATAACAATTCTGGTGTATTTGGTGGATCTTCTACCTTTACATATGACGGAACTAAAGTAACTGTTCCTAATCTTCTCAATAACGGGCTAACAGCAAGTAAACCAGTATTTACTGATGCTTCTAATAACCTTGTTTCTACTGGAACATTAGGTACAGACCAAGGCGGTACAGGACTTACTTCCTTTACTTCTGGTGGTGCTTTGTATGCAACGTCTACAAGCGCATTAACAACTGGCACATTGCCAATTGCTTCTGGTGGAACAAACTCTATAGCAACACCAACAGCAGGTGGTATTAACTATGGAACAGGTACAGCACATGCCTTTACTGCGGCTGGCACTGCTGGTCAAGTTTTAACGTCTAATGGTTCTAGTGCTCCTACATGGGCAGCGTCAAGTTCAACAATTTTTACGGCATCTGGTTCAATTAGTGCGGCTGGTACAGTTGTCGTTTTAAATACAGACGGTACTGTTAGTGCAGTGGCGGGTCAAAGCGAAGCTCTAGGCTCGACACAGGCTTATACTACAAATGTGACATCAGAGCGTGTAATTGCTTATGATACAAGTGGTTCAATAGTATTTATGGCTTATCGGAACTCATCAGCTAGACTTGCCGCAGTTGCTGGAACAGTTGCTAGTGATGGAACCACTACATGGGGAAGTCCTCTAACAATTTCATCTGCAGATATAGGTACGATTAGAGTTGTTCATTGTCCAAACGTATCTAGATTTTTTATTTTTTTTACGTACCCCGGCAGCACTCCAAATACTTACAATTATGTGGGCTGTACTTTATCAGGAACAACAATAACTGCTGGAACTATTAGAACTTACAAAGCAGGAAGTTCTAGTGTTAACGGCGCTACTTTGATTTACAATAGCGCAGTTGGAAGCCTTATTGTTGTTCACACAGAAACCACTAATACCTATGTAACCGCTTGCACTATTAGCGGAGATACCTTAACGCGAGGAACAGAGCAAACCTTCTTGACCGGAACGACGGCTGGTTATCTTGGTATAACTTCAGTAGGAAGTAATCGGTTTATTATAACAACCAACCAGCCGGGTTCTACTTTTCCATGGATGCGGGTTTTTGTAAACTCAAGCGGTAATGCATCAAGTATTTCTAATATGCTTACTCCTCTCTCCAACGTCTACACTAATACACATGTTGCTTGTGTCTACGACTCTAACAATAATGTTATTGTATTTATCTCACAGACTACTAACAGCCTATCATTACAATATTCTGTTGTAACGGCAATTTCCGATACTTCGTTGACTTGTTCTGCACAAACAGTTTTTTTGACTAATGCGTCTTCTAGTTTGGCTTTGGCTCTTCAATTTCAGGGGTCTTCAATTGCGGCTTTTGATTCTAAAAACAGCAAAATAACATTTTTATTTTCGGCAGGTGCTGGTGGAACCCCTTATGCTGGTTCGTATATTGTCACTGGTTATTGGACAACTGGAACGACTTTTGTTTTTAGAACTCCTGTTCAATTGTCGTCAGGTGTGAGTGATATGGACCAGAGCAATGCTAGTTTAACTTATCTTGGAACAACCATAGATAAGCTTTTTGCATTTTATTCAAATCAGGCCTCAAGTGGCATTCCTGTGCTTCGTGCATTCACCAACGAAGCATCAAACAACGGCAGGACTATTGGTATTGCACAAGGATCTGCAAGTAATGGTCAGTCGGTCACTGTAAAGCTTCCGTACTTAATTGATTCTAATCAATCTGGATTGACCGCTGGATCTACCTATTATGTTTCTGGATCAGGAACATTGACAACATCTGCTGGTACTACCAATTTCTTAATTGGTAAAGCCCTATCTGCAACTAATCTACTCATTACAAAATGGAGCCAATAATGAAAATTGTAAGAGAGATTGAATCAAAACGTGTTATTTCTTGGTTTTACGATAGTGATTTTATTGATTTCAATGAAAATGGCTTATATGTAAATAGACAAGGTTTTCTTCATATTAAACCAAACGAACATGAAATTGTAGACGGAATTCTTCCAGAATTTTGGAGTAGTTTTACCTATACATTTGATAATGGTATTTGGAATATTGTTGATCAAACAGCATATGATGCGACAGTTGTAGAACAAACAAATAAGAAATCAGTAGAAGTTAGAGAAGAACGAAATCAAAGGCTTAAAAATTCAGACTGGACTCAGTTTCCTGATGTAGTTCTCTCTGACAAAGATGCTTGGACTACTTATCGTCAAATGCTACGGGATGTACCGTCTCAGGCTGGATTTCCGTGGTCAGTAGATTGGCCTACTAAACCATAAAAATAAATGACTGAAAAACTAGAGGCAAAATCTCAACTAATTGAGAAAACGGCTTTTGCTGTTTTGCCTATTCTTTTTACTTGTGTTGTTTATTTAATGTCAGCATTAGATAAGTTGACACATGATGTCACTGTTCTTAATGCTAAGATCTCCCTTGTTGTCACATCCGACAACAAACAAGCCACTAATAGTGGTGCTGAACTTGCTAGAGAAAAACTGCGCCAAGATTTGGAAAAAGAAATACAGCGTAATAGAGATATGATTCATGATAATCAAAAACATATCAGTATTATTGAAGACAGAATGGCGAGGAAATAATGGAAATTGCAGAACTTTTTCTTAAAGCATGGCCGATATTATTGGGTTTTATAACCCTTATTATTGTACTATCTAAGCTTGATCTGCGTGTTGCAGTTTTAGAAGAGAAAGTAAAAACTGCTTTTGAACTTATTAATAAGATTAAGGAAAAGTGATGGCTACAAAAGCTAATGTTTATACAAAGCCTACATTGCGTAAGAAAATTGTAGCTGATGTAAAAGCTGCTGCTACTATGGGTACTGGTGCTGGTGAATGGTCAGCTAGAAAAGCTCAGCTTGTTGCCAAGAAATACAAAGCTGCTGGGGGCCGTTATCGTGACTAAAGTGTGCCTAAACTGCAAAACAGAAAAACAGTTAGACAATTTTTATCAGTTTTTTAATAAGTGGTCGGATAAACACTATAGTAGCGCAAGATGTAAACCTTGCCATCAAAAATACAAACAAGAAAGCCCTACTACTGCGCGTAACCGCAAAACAGCAAAATTAAAACTTAGGTATGGTTTGACGTACGAACAGTGGGAAAAAATGCGTGAAACAGAAAATTATGCCTGTATGATTTGCGGTATTACAGAATCAGAGATGGGTAAAAAACTTGATGTTGATCACTGTCACTCAAGCGGTAAAGTTAGAGGTGTGCTGTGTAATCCGTGCAACAATGTTCTTGGTGTAGCAAAAGACCGAGTTGAAATTTTAAAAGCCGCAATAGACTATCTTGAAACCAATGCTAACGGGTATCAAGAATGAAATTGACTAAAGCTCAACAGTCTTTAAAAGATTGGGGAGATCAGCAATGGACCACTAAGTCTGGTAAAAAGTCATCAGAAACTGGTGAAAGATATTTACCAAAAGCAGCAATTAAAAGTCTTAGTAATGCGGAGTATGCAGCAACAACTCGCGCAAAGCGTGAAGGTAAGAAAGAAGGTAAACAATTTGTAGCTCAACCAAAAGCTATTGCTAAAAAAACTAAAAAATTTAGATAATAACGGAGACTTTTATGTTAGAAATGCTTAGCGGTGGTTTGTTAGGTAGTCTTTTTGGTGGG